AATTATACAAGCGCCTATAATGCGTATTATGTTGCGTAGCCTATAAACACTGGGCTAAACCTAGCAATATATGACCTGATTCTATGACCATATATGTAGACAATGTACCTTGTTTAAACAACAACAGAAGAGGGATAGCCTGTTAATAAATTTCCATAATAAATACCTTGTTTAAACTACAGATGATGTATACTGGAGTATACAAACAAAGGAGAAACAATGAAGACAAATCTAAACCAAAACTCTAGATTATTGGAGGCTAAGAATCCAGTACATATAGAGCATTTAGACAAATCGGAGCTTAAACCAGAAGCATACTTGCAAAAATTTGGTGAGTATATTCTGGAGATTGGTAACGCTTCTAAGTATGGTGACAAGGCTAATGCAGGTCAAGGTATCCAGATTCACATTAGTGACACCAGAGGAAGAAAGAGAGTGACCAATAACAATGGAGGCTCACACGCTATCGGCTTGTGCTATCCAACTGGATGGGCTTCCGATTCCTACAGAAAGATAGAGATAGATAGAGAAACATCAAATACTTATGATGCTCTTGCAATAGTTGCACATGAGGTTGCTCACGCTCTATGTAATGAGAGCGAAGGGCATAAAGGCAACTTTCCTTTACTGGTCTTTGAGGTGTTTAAACTAGGAGGAATTGCTACAGCTACAACAGTTACCAAAGAGTTTAAACAACTAATAGAAAACTGGTTAGAGCAAAATGGTACTTACCCTCATGTTGCTTTTACTGACAAAGGTAAAAGACAAACAACAAGAATGGTCAAGATAGCTTGTATTGACATGGGTTGTGATGGAGCAACTAGGGCAAGTATCAAGCAAGGCTTCGGCACTATCTTCCGACTATCTTCGGCTATAGTGTTTAAACAAGCTGATAACCTATGTTGCCCAGTCTGTATGGGTGAGGTATCAATAGAATCAGAGGTCAACCTAGATATATACAAATAATCTAAATCTCCCTGACAAACAAGAAACCCTCTTCGGAGGGTTTTTTGTTTACCTCTATCTACACGATACAAGCGATTTAAGAGCAGGTTATTGATTAGGCTACTGTCTACCAGAGTTGTCATATAAAGCCCATACAGAGCAAATAAGGACATACTATATGTAGTGGTATATAAATTATTGTTACCTTGTTTAAACAAGTGTTGTCATGTCAAGGATATTTTTAGATTTTTATGTAAATAATTGTTTGCATAAATCTAGTAGATGGTAAGGTTATTAATAACAAACAAACAAAGGAGAAACAATGGAAACAATATTAAAAGAAATTAAAGCAGTGCTTAGCTTTTATGGTCTTCCAGAAGATAGCGTTGAACAATTTGAGCGTATCTTATTAAGTCAAGTAGAAGAAAATAAACAAGAAGTACAAGATTACATAGACAGTTTATAAGACTGTTTAAACAAACAAGAAAGAGAAATTATGAATCAAATAAAACAATTTCAAGGACATGTTAATCAGTCTTTGATGGATGCAGGGAAACATAAAGACAAAGACTATATCAAAATCATGGATGATTTGTTTAAACAAGGTCACCTTAATTTTGAACAGGTCACTATGTTTTTCAAAACATTAATTAAGAAGGCAGAGCAAAAGATATATAGAGAATATCTGGACAGTGATAAGGCAATAGCAGACCAAGTGCAAGACATGATGGACTATGGATGGATTACACAAGATGGCGAGTTAACCGAACACTGTTTAAACAAACTAAAGGAGATGGGATATGCAGAACAGAACAACAAGTAAAAAATTAGAAGCATCAGTTGATGCTCTTAATTTTGTTGTGAATGGTGAAAGAAAGATTTGGTTTAAGAATGCAGTAGGCGAACTTAAATCAAGAGAAGGTATGTTTAAACTAGACAAGAATGTCGGTGGCTATCAACTAACAAAAATTGTTAACAGTGATGGTGGAGAAACAGACCTAAGCCCAAGAATGAAAGCAGGAGAGATGCACAAATTTCTTACTGGTTTATTTCTAGGGATGAAAATACAAACAGAAAAGGAAGGAGTTGTTTAAACAATGAGCAACACAGAAATAAAAGAAACAATAACAAGAGGACAAGCTATGGATATTGCAGACACTCAGAAATTTAATGAGGATGTCAAAGCAGTGCGAATAGATGGTGACAAAGCACGAGGTAGATGGGGAACAGAAGCAGTGAAACACAACCCAAAGAGGAAAAGTGATTTCAATGAGAAGTTAGATTTTGTAGACCTATCTATTGATGGGATATATTCACATAGGGAGGAGTCGTTTAAACAAGGCTTCTATGTGACAGACCAAAGACATGGCGAGGGCATTAGTGTTAATGGATTCGCCAGAGTAGAGAGAGATAGAGGTACACAGGAAGGAGGCTTTAGTATTTATTTTGATAATAAAGAACAGGTAATATCTTTCGCTAATAAGTGCCTTGATATGTTACTAATTGCACAGGAGAGAAAAGCCCTTAATAAAAGATACAAGGACAGTTGGAATGATGGTGACCATCCAGAAATTTACAAGCACTTTCCAAGCATGATTAACAAAGTTAAATGTGAAACTGGTCGGTACTATTGGGATGCTAGTTTAAACAAGGCAGTAGAGATAGATGAAACTACAGACCAAGACATAATAGATGCACACTATTACAGAGAAGTTAATAGTGAGGGAAACTTTGAACCAGACTGGAGGAACGAAGATGCAGAGGAGAAACTCTTAGGTCTTGAAGCAGGGCTTCAATCTAACTGGAAGGAAGAACACTTTCAAGGAATCAACCTAGCAGAGATTCAAACTGGTATCGGTGTTGGATATAGAGGAGATGGTATTCAACAAGTTAAAGGTAAGAACCCTAACGACAAAAGAAGAAAACAATGGACTACTAATTTCTATATGACAGATGGAACTGTAGAAACATTAGTAGGCTACTGGGTTATGACTAACGCAGGTACTATCAAGAGAAATGAGTACGCAGAAAAGTAATCAAAGATGACAAGGTAGGAGGATTCAGCCCATCCTCCTCACCTTGTTTAAACAAGAAAGGAAAAACAATGGCAGAAGAATACACAATACACGAGGTAATTATTTCAGATAGCAAAGGAAATCTATTTAATTATCACAGTGACTATATGAACGAGAACTTTAGTTACGATAAGGAAGTTGACCAGATAACAGAGTATGTACCAACACAAGTACAAGTTATGTTAGAAAATAAGTTAGAAAATGCAGTAGAAGTTGCACAACAGTTGTGGGAATGTTTAAAGAGAGGTTACACATACAGTGAAGCAGGAGTACACATGAGAGCATTCAGAGATGGGAAGACAACTGTAAAAGAGCTTGTAGTAAAAGACAAGTAGTTTAAACAAGGTGTAGGATATTTCATTGTTTGACCTACACCTTACCTCTACAAAAAATTATTATTGTCTATGCAAATAGACAAGGAGGACAGTATAATTAAACAAGGATTGACATAGGAGAACTATGATATATCAAGTAATAAGTGTCAGCGTGTATGGTGGCAGGATGACATGGGAGTTTGACAACGAGCATGATGCGAAGTGCAAGGTAAGAGAACTCAAAGATTATGGCAGTATGTTTATAGTAAAGATTCAAGCAATAGAATCTGCACAATAGACAATACTAAATAGAAGAGGAGGAAGTAGCTATGGCTAATATGTTTGATGACCCTAAATCATTGAAGACATGGGCTATTAAATTAGCAAATGCTTGTGGTGGTCAGAAGGTGGAGAAGTCTATTGTATTAACTAAGACTAACCCCCAAAGACTAAGAGAACTTTTAGATGAGTTTGTCAATGACCATAATGAAAACACTATTAAAATAGCAAACGAAATTAACGAACAAGAAAAGAAGGAGGAGGAGTAATGTTAGATTACTTATGGATTCCAGTCTTACTAATTACTGCAGTGGTAGTTATCATCATGGCTTTAGTTGTGATAGTTGCAGTAGTGATGTGGATATGGGATAACAGACCAATTAGATATATAAAGTTAAGCGAAGATGCAGTTGACTTTATAGATGAATTACAAAGAGATATGTACAAGGATGATTTTAATGAGCATAGATGAACATAGATTGATTATAAAATTAAAACAGATACAAAATCAAATTGATAATCAGACAAGTAGTTTAAACGAGCTACACAAAGAAAGAAAAACTGTCATTGTATTTTGTTATGCTAATGGTTTGTCAGCAATATCAATAGCAGAAGCATTGAACATGACAAGACAGAGGGTATATAAGATACTTGAAGAACACAAAGAAGAGGAGGAGTAATGCCTAAGTTTGATTTAAACAACTACGAAACAGTAGAAGATAGGCTTAAAAAATTTTGGAAAGATTTTCCAAATGGTAGATTAGACACACAAGTTATACATATTACAGATGATGGAACATGCGTAACAATAAGGTCTGAAATATATAAAGACATGAAGGATGAAAGACCAGTCAGCACTGGTATAGCACAAGAAACTAAAGGACAAGGTGGATTTGCAAATGCAGATGCGTGGATGGAAAATGCCGAAACTTCGAGTTTAGGTAGAGCTTTAAGTAACTGGAACTATCAAGGCACTAATAAACCTAGACCTAGCAGAGAAGAAATGTCTAAGGTGCAAGTAGAAAAGAAGCCAGTAAAGAAACCTACAAAGAAAGAACAAGAAGCTATGAATAAAGTTGTTGATGAAATGGTATCAGAAAAAACTGAGGGCAAGAATGCTAAACAACTGAATCAAGTTATTGCAGGTTTTGGTTTTAGTAAAGATGTAGCCGATACATATAAAGCAAAAGCGTTCAAAGAATCTGGACTCTCTAATGATGTTGAATCATGGACTAATGATGAGATGAGTAAATTCTTAGATTTGTTTGAGAAAGCTACACAAAAAAAAACTAATCCAATAGAAGAAGTGTTTGGAGAGGTGACAGAAACTGTTGTACGAACATGCCCTGATTGTAAAAAATCTGATTACATTGAGGACAACAGAGAGAAGAAACAAAAAGACCCAGATAAATTTGGAACAATTCCAAGTTGGAGTTGCAGTACATACCAAGGTAAACAAGGTTGTGGATGGGTAGCGTGGGGTGATACAGACTGCCCTAAAGAGTGGCTTTAGAACAAGCAGGTGGAGGTAGTTTAAACGACCTTATAAAAAAAATTAAAGACAGGTTTCCTGATTATAATTTTGACATAACACCTGAACCAGATACAAAATGCAAGAGCCAATATGACTGCAAGGGTTTACGCAACATAACCTACAGTGATACAGAGGGTAATATTTATTGTGGTAGAAGATACAAACTACAAGATGATAACAACCCACACGCATGGTCATACAAAGAATGTCATGCTTTATTACAAAAGAAAAGACAAGGAGGAATACAAGATGAAATCCCATTCTAAAGAAACTGATTATGGTTTTCGTGGAGTGATTAATATATTTAATCAAAAAGAAATAGACATGAATGACTGGGTGTTTAAACGACTAGACAAAGAAAGAGGTGGTATTAATTTTATGTTGCCTAATGCAGAGGGTGAAATATATTTACAGTGGGATGATACATATTATTTAGATATTACCTTTGTAAGTACGAAACAAAAATATAGTAATGCAGTTACATTGGGTGATTTAAAAGACATGATTACCTTGTTAGAAGAACAAAGACAAAGAACTGTCGCATCAATAAGAGATATGTTAAAGGATAAGTTTAGTGGGTAGTAAATACACAGACTCTTATCAATCAAGAAACTCAGGTGAAGACATGGCAGACCTTGCCATGCAACAACATCTTAAAAACAATGACTGCATTGAGTATGTAGATTATCTAAGGATAGGAACAGACCCAAAACAAAATAAACTAGATATGTTTTGGTACGCAACCAAAATACTTTTAGTGCCTGACTACATACTTGTGCGTAAGGGGTTTATATTTTTTATTGAGGTCAAAGGAACTAACAAATTAAAAGCAGAAGACTATTACAAAATACAGGAGATGGCATTCAAAGGTTCTAAATATAAGGAAGTAAAGGTAGGGATTATGTACTTTGCCCACAAGGATGCTGAACCTGTATGGATAGACCACAATAAATTGTATGATTATTGGATAGACCCACGCATACCTATGAAGTATTATCCTGAATTAGATTTTCAAGGTAATAAAAAAGCATACAAAGAAATACCTATATAAGCCTATAAACATTGAACATTTACATCACTGAGGTTTGATTCTAAGCCAAAAGTTTTTCATTGTGGCACTATGTACTACAGAATTTTAAGATTATCCCAACCTTTTTTGTTTACTGTAAATGTAAGAACACCTGGATGTGACCACATGCCAGTTCTTGCAGTAAAGTCTATTGATTTATCTAAACTAGGAGATTGAAACCAGGTTCTGTCACCTTGTTGCTTTGCACGAAAGTGATGGTAGTGACCAGTAATTAAAATCTGACACTCACCTGCAGGTAAAAACCCATACATCTGACCTTTCCACCAGTTTTCTATTTTAGTTTCAGGATTACCACCAGTAGACCCTGTCATGTGACCATGAGTCCAACCACATGTAATACCTTTGATGTCCATTACTTGATGAAATCCATCAGGTATATCTACCGATACCTTTTTATATCTATCTGGATTAGCTTTCATTATTTCTTCACATATCTGCAAGTGCATTGTGTCTGTGTTATCTAACCTGTCAGTAACAACTTGACCTTTCTGTGAACGAGATGCTTCTCCATGATTTCCTGGACATCCTGCCAATTTTAATTTGTCAGCATGAGGTAGAAATGTTTCTATGGTTTTCATAATCATAGACCTAGCTAACGCATACTGTTCTATCATTGATAGTTCAATATTAAAAGGTTGACTGTCATAAAATCCATAACAGTTTTCTGTAAGGTCACCTAGACCTATCATGTATATCTCATCTATTAGTACACCTGATTTACGCAGTTCTTTAATTCTATTTACTGCATCTTGTAGTGCTATATCATATCTTTTGATTGTGTTCTCAACACCATAATCTTTTTTACCAAGCTGCCAATCTGCCATAAAAAACAAAAAAGCAGTGTCACCTCCATGTGTTTTAAGTTTTAATGGTGGTTTTCTACCTGCTTGTTTAAACAATGCTTTAAAGTATTTATCTTGTCCAGGTCTTTTCTTCTTTACAATACCTTTGAATGCGTAAAAAGTTTCAGTAGTTCCACCTTTGAGTTGTACATTCCATGATGATGCACGAACTGAACCTTCTATTTCGTAGTGTTTAGGGTCAAATCCCCATTCTCTTAATATAGAATCAAATTTATTTCTATAATCTGGGTCTGTTCCGACATGAGTTATTTCACCTAACCCTGTCTGTTCGTTAACTTCTAGTCCTGGTTGCCACCCTGACTTATAGAAGTTATTACCCCATTCTTCTGGTACTTTAGGCATAATACCTCCTTTGCCCTGTTGTTATAATCCTACTTGGATATTTGTTTTTTTGCGTATGTCTTGACTACTGCTAGTGCAGCACCACCACCTGCTAATGCAGCTAACTGAATTGTTTCAGCTTCTACACCAACTAAAGGTGCTACTGTTAATGCACCAATGAACGCTTCAATGAAGGTCCAGGCAGTTCGTTCAAGCATATCTTTCAAGTCATCACTCATCTTGTAACTCCATGCTTCATTCCAAGGAGTCCACCATAAGTCTTTCTTAAACTTACCCTCTTGGTTTCTTCTTCTATTATTTTTTTCAAATAAATCTGACACTATTCTATTACCTTTCCACTAAGTTTTGATTTAATTGTTAAAACATTTCCATTTATTTCCTGCAATTTTTCATAAACTGTGGTAGCTAATACTGTGTGGTCTTTTGATGTGTTGTCTTCATCACCTTGTTTAAACAAGTTGTTAATTGTTGTGTATTCTATGGTTACCTTCTTACCTTGTAATAATTGTCCTGCTACTTTTGCATACATTTTCTTGTAAGCTAGTGTGCTTGAACCTATGAATCCATCCTTAGATACTTCTAAGTCTTGTTGTGTTTCTCCTACAATTAAACAACCTGATGTATGCTCATCAGTGTTACCAGTGTGTATAAGTATGTAAGTAAAGTTAGGTACATCTTGTACATGTAACATACCATAATGTGCGTTCTTGTATCTTTCTGAATACTTAGCATGAAACCCACCTGTTTTTCTAAACTCAATATCGTATGTGCCTTCTGGTATGCAAGTTTCGTGCATTACTTTTACTGCTTGATATTGGTCTTCTAGTGTGTAACATTCAAAGATGCCATCTATAAACAATAAACCATTGGTTGCATCAGTGCCGAACTGTGTTCTAACTACTGTTAATTTCATTTCTCCTCCTATCTACTTGGATATTTACAATTACAAATAGATACATTAGTAAATCCATTTGAATGTAAAAATGTCCTACAATGTTTATCTAGTTCATCATCAATATCATCTAGTATAACATCATCAAACCACATTATTTTCTAAATCCAATCGTTAATAACCAAACAGCTAATGTAATTATAGTAGCGAGTCCTGTGATTTGCTGTGCAGAACCAGTTAGTGTAAGCGTAGCAATAACTAAACCAACCAAAGTCCAACTAAGGTTGAGTGTTTCTTTTATTGCTGCTACAAACCAGGTCCATAACTTTTTTATCATAGACTTCTCCTAAATACAAAAGCTGCCATACTAGCTATTCTAGTCAGAATAACTGGCACTACCACCTCTTGTGCTTTTTCTTTTTGGTCTTGTGTCATATCATCTCCTATATTGCTAATAGTTATACCTTCAAAATCTAAATCTACAAATGTTTCTATTGGGTTTTCTAAAAAGTTTTCATATTGTACTTCTGTAACTACATCAGCAAGTGTGTAGTTTTCTACATCTGCATTCTCTACAGCTCTTTCAACATACTCTTCTACTGCTTCGGCTACAACTTCATCTTGTTTGACAGCTTCAGCTATTATTTCAACATCATCTTCTTGTACTTGTAATACCTCTGCAACTACTGCAACTTGTTCCTCTGTAAGTTCCTCTACATTTTCTATAGCTTCTTCAACTACTGCTTGTACAACTTCTTGTACTTCTTCTGTAGCTTGGTCTAAATTTTGTACACCAATGTCATTAACTTCTTCTATAACTTCTATGGCTTTTTCGGTAGTTACTTCTTCTATAACTATTTCTTCAATGAACTCTTCTAGTTCTGCAACCTCTTTTTCAACCACCTCTTCAGTAAGTACCTCTTCAATTTCTTCGGCATCATCTTTCGGTGGTAAAACTTCAAGTTCATCATTGTCATCTCCTCGTAAATCCTCTTCGTGTAACTCATCTTCTTCTACAATCTCCTCAATAATTATTTCTTCTGGTATATCTTCAAATTTAAACTCTTCTTCAAGTTCCTCAACATCAATCTCAATTTCCTCTTCAAGAATAATTTCTTCTTCCAAAGGTTTAAGTTCTTCAATTTCATCTTCAGATTCCAAATCAAGTACCATATCATCATCTTCAAAAAACTCTCCTTCGGTATCGTACTCTTCTTCATCAACAATAATTATAACTTCTTCTTCAGGTTCTTCATCTTGTTTAAACATAGAGCCACAATCACCACGCTCTATCTGTGCATCAGTCATATAACAACCATACATTTCTTCGTTAGCTTTACGCTCATTGTCACGCTCTACTGTTCCATCTTCTATCTCGTGTTCTTGATACTCAGCTTCTGTACCATCATCTAAAACAACAACAAACATTTCAGGTTCAGGTGGTGGTGGAGGTATGTAAGGTTCTGGTTCAGGTTCTGGAGGTGGAGGTAGTGTTGTAGTAGTTGTAGTAGTTGGTTGTATGTATTTGAATGATATGTCATCAAGCAAAGACCAGTCATTGATTGTAATTGTAAAACTTTCTATAAATGTTTCTAGTGTGTCGTATATATTGTAAACCACATCCTCAAACATATTTTGTATATCTGTATTATCTTGACCTTCAAGTACATTTACTTGTGTAGTTTCATCAGTATGTGTGTATGTAACTGTGCCATCATTATTTAATGCACCAATCCTAAAACCAACTTCGTATATGTCTATATTTAACTCTTCTTCATCTACTGTTGTAGTTTCAGGTAATGTAAATGTATAGTCATTACTATCGTTACCATGTTGAAAGTAATGTAGATTCATGTGAAAGTCTTCCATACCACAACAAGACCAGTTACCATTACTATGCTTGTCATCTATCTGTATGTTATTTTCTACTTCATTACCTTGACTATCTAACTCATCCTCAGGTAACTCTATATCTGTAGATTGTTCCCACTCAGGAATAGTTGTAGTAGTAGTAGTAGTCGTAGTTGTTTCTGTTTCTTCTGGTATTGTGGTCGTAGTTGTTTCTTCTGGACCATCAAATGTTTCTATCTCTTCTACTTCTCCAGGTATTGTAGTAGTTGTAGTAGTTGTTGTATTTTCTTGTTCTTGTTCGTTAGCTAGTGCTGATATTGGTAGCACAACTAAAGTTGTTATTAGCCACCACTGCAGCAACCTTGACCACAACACATATTCACCTCCTACATTAGGGCGTTGACTAACACCACCAATGCAGAACCTGCTACAAGCCAACCACTTAGTTCTTGTCTTGATATTTTACTGTTTACTTTTTCGTGAAGTAAATCTATTCTTTCGTTTGTTTTTTCTTGGGTTTCAATAATTATGTTTAAAAGTTCCTTATTTGTATAACCATTCCCACTGCTCATTTTATCCAATCCCAATCTTCTTCATTATAATTATCAGGTACTTTTGGCATAGAAAAATTATCTAACCAAACTAAAAAGTTTTTTATAAAATATCCTAATATAAATCCGATTACATAATCCATCAAGGGATTATATCATAGATTTACTCAGGCTTTGGATTATCAGATTTAACTTTTGCTATTGCATCTTTCCAAGTAGTTGTACCATTTACTGCATCCCAATATTGTTGGTCCAGTTGGTCAGGTATAGATGCGTAAGCAGCTTGTCTTGCAGAAATGTAACCGAACTGTTGTTCGTTCCATTTTTGATTACCTAAGTCAATTTTAGCTTGGTCATAATCTGCATCAGACAATTCCATTCTTTCATTATTAACTTGTTTATATAAAGGCTTAGCTGCCTCTATCTCTGCATCTGCTTGTGCTTGTAGCTCTTCTTTTGTTGCCATAATATCTCCTATATTACCATACTATTTTATTTTTTAAGTCCA